GATCGTACCGTTGATAGTACTGCTCATGGAGCTCGATCAGCCTTTGCTTCTCTTCGTCCTCAAGAACTAGGTAGTCTTCCAGTACGTGTGTGGGCCACAGCGTATGGAGTTTCATCACAGCAGATCTTTGCTAATAGACAGTCGCTGCTCCACATCAGCACGGAATGCAGGATCCGAGGAGTACAGCGGATTAGCAATGTCACGAGCAAGCTCAGCAGTGCTGCGGTAAGGCTTGATGCCAGTGTTCGAGGAGGCACGTCCACTGACCATCTGCCCTTCAAACCCCTCAGCCGCCTTGTATCGGTCCTTGAGGGCACTCACGGCAAAGCGGATCGCAGCAGCGTTACCAGAATCAGTAATGCTGTTGAAGGCTTCTACTTCACTACGATCAAGATTCTCAGCAGCCCACTGAACCATTTCCTGGTAGCCGTCAGGACCACCAGCAATAGCCATAATTTCAGCCGCTTCATTTTGAGCCAGCTGCTGGGCCTGCTGATACTTGCTTGCATTCTGGGTATAGAATGCCTCATATTCACGGATAAACTTCTCGGGGTCTGACTTAAGCTGTTCTGCGAGAGACTTGACAGTCTCATCACTCAGACCTTGACCCTGAGCATACTCTTCGGCGGCCTTGGACAGGTTTCCATAGTCCTGCGGAGTGGCCTCTTCCTGGCCCTCTGAGGCGTCTTCAGTACCCTCTTCTGTGTCACCCTGGCCGAGCTTCTTTTGAAGCTCCTCATAGGCCTTCAGGAGGTCCTCCTGCGACTTGAACTTCCCGCCGATCAGATCGGCAGACTGGTTCTCAGAGTCAACTTGGTCATACAGGCGGGCCCTGTCGTCCTCCTGCATCTGCTGAATTTTCTCACCCTGAGCAAGAGCTTCGGCTTCAGCTGCTTGCTGCTGAGGAGTAGGTGCGTCCGGGTTAGTGTCGAAAGTTACGGTGGGCATTAGTAGGTTTCGGTAGTGACGTTTCCAAAGGAGGGGCGGATCTTAGGCTTCTGGCTATAAGTACCTGCATCGCCAGAGGGCTTGACGGTAGGCTTGATTGTGTAATCAACTTCCTTTTCAAGACTGGCTTCTACTTCGGTAGGGACCCAGGCTTCACCTGTATCGACCCCACCCTTGTAGGTTCCGTCAGAGTCCCGCGCCCGGCTCCGGCTGGACTGGCTCTGCTTGCTGTTGTTGGTTGGCATACTGATCAACTAATTTTTCACCAAGAGGAGACTTGGCAAGCTGCCCCATCTGATTCATCAGGCTGGCTTGCATCATGTCCTCCTTCTGCTTACCAGCTTCCTGCTCCATAGTTGCAGGATCCTTCACCAGATTGAGAACATCAATGCCACTTGCAGCGGCAAGTCTCTTCAAGAATTCAGTAGGGTTAATAAATTGTGCAAGGGCTTCTGGACCCATGCCTTGAGCAACGGTCTGCATGAACTCCATCAGGGCGATGCGCTCCTGACCTCGTCCAATTCCGTTCAAGCCAGCGACAACGGTTGGCATCACCAAACCTTTCGGAAGTGGTGGTACTGCTTTCTGTCTCTGGAGAATGTGCAACTTACGATTAAGGTAGGGACCCAACAGTTCAGTTGTCAGATTCCCGTAGATTCCCCCCAATTGTTCGTTAAGTTCCTGTTGAATGGCAGAGATTTCGGTTGCTGTTGTGCGCTCTGACTGACGAGGATTGAGAATCAGGAATGCATCTGACAGTCGTGTAGTCAGATCCCTAATCATCTCCTGCACAGTACGGAAGTCGGCGGTCTTACCCACTTGGATGACGCCAATATCATCGGGGCGCCCCTGGATGATGGCGCCATTGCTGGCACGAGCTAGCGATTGCGGCTTGGTAGAAGCGGAAGGAGATACTGTGAAGATCACCTTCGCGGCAGCTGCACTGCCCTCCACCAGAGCCCTCATCAGGTTCTCCAGAGAGGTCAGGTCACCAAGGAACTCCTCGACGCGACCACGTCCAAACGGCTCGCCATCAACAACGTTGAAGCGGAGACCCAGCCACGGAGTGATGTTCTTTGGTGATGATCCATCAGTCCCTGGGATGGGCTTGCCATCAGCTTCCTGGAACCATTTCCATTGTCCATCCTGAAGCTTGGCCCAGGTATAGACATCAGCCTCCTCCCAGTTGTTGGAGCTCTTACCAGAGCCAACGCCATAGCGGGGGCCATCAGCACCTGGGGAGTTGCTGTCCTTCTCCTTGGTGTCCAGGAGGTGTTTCTGAAATTCAGCCGGAAGCAGGGTCCGATGTACAGACTCAACTGTTACGACTTCAATGAGATTGCCGTCACCATCACGGTTGACGACATAACGATCCAGTGGATAGACCTTAAGGGCTTTCTTCCCGACAAAGATAAGAACATTGCCAGTGACGACCAGATGCTTCATGGCTTGATGGAGCATCACCCGGTCAGAAGACTCTGCAATCTGTTGATGGATGATCCGCTCTAGCTTAGAGAGCGAGAGATCAATCTCACTGCGAACTTCTGGGGTGAGCTCTGGCAGCTGCATGAGTTCTGCATCAGAGATCTGCAGCTTAAAGAAGCTGGTATTTACGGGGAAGAGTGACAGCATCAGTTTTGCTGCCAGAACGTTTACGCCCTTTGCACCAACACTCTGCCAAGGAATGGGGAGTGCACCCCCCTTAGTCTGACCATCTTCGACAATCAGGTAAGGGAGCGTGAGTCGTGCACACTCCCTGGCAGAGTCAAGGTATTGCTGCCTATCCGCCGACAAAGTTTGGTAGCGAGATAAGGCTGAATCTTTCATTTTAGTTAGGAATGTTCAGGCTGCCCTTCTTCGAGTCAGTCTGGGTATTCACCGATTTATCAAGTGCAATCTTCAGCGGCGACGTACCGCTGCTTGCTTGCTGAAGTTGACCACGCTTGGAGGTCCGCTTCTGCATCTTCGCGTTGTCAGCACTACCAGCATTCACCGCAGCAGGAGCAGGCAGGGGAGCAGCCGGCTCAGGCATCGGAGGCGGGGTAGGCGCTGCAGGCGGCATCTCCGGGGGCGCCGGAGGAGCCGGCATGGACGGCATGGAGGGGGCACCACCACACATAGTTCTAATCCTCTTTTAATGAGTGGATGTAATCAACGACCGAACGTTGGCCAGCTAGATACATGATCTTGGCCAAGTTATCGGTTGGGTTTGGGTTGTAAAGTGGATAAAGCTCTTCGAGCTTTTCAAGGAGCTCTGCGATGATTCGATCACCGTCAAAGACATCCTTTACTTCTAGCTCAGCCATAAGATGGGAGATCGTTATTAGAAGCCTCAAAAAAGGCTGGCATTCTGGCTCGCTGGGTGTCGGCTAATCCAGCTGCCTTGCCTTTGCTATACAGAGAGTCAGACTGGGATAACCAGAAATCCTTATCGAGCCACTTGTTCTCGGACTGACCCAGACCATCCATCACCCAATGCACGGTGGCTTTGCGGAGCTTGTTCAGGTTTGGGGTGCTCTTCAGCCCGAGGTCGTGAGCGACCATGCCGTGGATCGCTACGTGGGTCTGTTCATCCCTGGAGATGTCGGCCGCCAGGGTTCTCAAACCCATATCCCCGTTAAAGCGGAAGAACGGCAGCAGGACAAAGAACACACTGCGCTCAAGGATCGAAGCCTTGAGAATCGGATGCTCAGGAGCGTCCAGCCATGCACTGCGAATGACTGCAGCCTCACGCTCAGCCTTTGCATCAGTGCCGTGTGCAGCAACGATGTACGACAGGCCCAGGTCGTGCTTGTCCTCATCTTGCTGGTTAGACAGCAACGCTTCGACGACACCCGGCTTGTTAGGCAGCTCCTTATCAAGTCCCTGCTGGAGGAACTCCTTAACAGGGAGCTCAAGAGTACGAAGGGCAAGGGCTCTATAAAGAGACTCCTCAGCTCCATCAACAAACTGGCCCCGCTCGACTTGAACGGGAGTCCACTTCCTCTTTCTGGAAATTACATCAAGATAGCTAGACATTACTCAGCACAAGAAACACAATAGTCCTCATCTTGCTCAAACGAGAAGATGTCTTTATACTCATCATCAAGAATGGCCGAGGCATCATCCTTGCGAAGAGTGTCGGGCATCACCTGCAATGCGTAGTAGAGAGACGTTTGCGGTGAAGCAAGCCAGTCCTCGATAAATGCGTTGTCATAAGTAACAACGTCACTCCACGAATTGAAGCTATACCCATGCAGCAGACCCGTGCTGTCAAGCATTTGCATGATGCCATTAGCTACGGACTTGTAGGCTTCCCAGCCGACCTCTGCAGCAATTTCGACAGGACCATAGTTGACGGACATAACGCCAAGCGTCCCAGAATCCCTGTCAACTTCCCTGGCTATAGGAGGGGCAATCTCAGGCGTTGTGACAAAACCGTCTAGATCTGTGTACCGGTAGCTACAGCTAGCAGTGGGGGCAATGGTGAATGCCCTCTCCATGCCGTAGTAGCGGGCAACAGCAGCGGCCTCAAGGATGCCCTTGTACATCGCTTGAGCCAGGCGATTGGCAGTGCTGTCGTTGTGCTGATAGCTGTTCACTTCAGCCAACGCAACGCCAAACTCTTGATAGGTCACCCCATAACGCCGTAGCAGGTTGGCGAGCCCCAGCATTCCGAGACCGACTTGCCGATCTTCGTCTGGAGAGAGGTACTCCCCGCTCTGTTCAACACCTGTTCGGGCGTGTAGTTCGCACAAGTCCCGCATTCCGTCTGGAAATGCGCTCGGAAGTTCATCGAGCTCGCAAGCGCCGAGGTTGACATGCTCCAGTAGACAGGTTCCCCGTGATCGCAGATAGATTTCCAGGCAAACGTTACCCCGGATGCGATTTCCGTCATTATCAAACTTGACTTTGTTGAGCCAGATGTCACCACTTTGAATCTTCTTTAGAAGTGCTTCCTTGATCTCATCGCTGGCACGATGCCACCAGAGGGGCGTGATATCCACACATCGCTTCACCCAGGGCAGTTCAGCCCGACTCACATTGATGAATTCAAGAATGTCTGGGTGGCTTAAGTCGAGGTGCAGAACCACTGCCCCGTTTTTCCATACACCACCGCGCCGCAGTATCTCATTCAGGCAAGAATAGATCTTTCCAAAGGAAACAGGCCCACTGGCCACAAGGCCTTTGCCATTCTCATCTCCCTTGGCACGCAGCTTGGAGAGGTGGACAGCAACGCCGGCACCATATCGGAGGGCGTGGGATACAAAGCGCCAACTAGCTTCGATGCCATTGGGCCCCTCCATCTCGTCTTCCACCACGAAGACGGTGCAGCTGACGGGGAGGCGACTTTCTGGGTTGTCAATCCAGGACTGTACTCGGCCCGTTCGGGCAATCTTCGAGGTGGTCATTGTCAGATAAGGTCGGTGAGGTATGGGGGTTGGTAATTGGGGCCTTTGATAACTTTTCCTGCCTCGTTCTTTAGAGGCTTTCCGTCCACAAGTTTGGACATGTTGCTCCGATGTACTCGAGCCAGAGCTTCATCGAGCTCCCAGCCGGCAGCAGCAGCAAACTGGAAGCAAACATATACAAGGTCCGCAAGCTCTTTAAGGGCAGCTTCTCGAGACCTAGAGTTTGAAAGATCTTGGAGACACAGGTCATATGCCTCAAAGAACTCATGCGTTTCTTCGCAGATAAGATCTGATTGAAGGTCAAGAATTGAGGGGGCAAAACAGGCAGTTGGTTGATCCATCGCCACCCTGAACTGGAGGGCTTGGCCAAGTAAATCAGGTGCGCTCATCGGTTGCGGGATTTGGATACAAGGAAGATCTTTTTCTCTAGATAAGCCTTAGCCTTGAGAAGATCATCGATCTCCTCTTCATGCGGCTTGTGACCAGCACGACAGAGATACTTGACCACATTGCCGGCAAAGTAATCAAGCTGTTGATCTGCGATAAAATCCCAGACCTCGATTACACCACGGGCATAATGGTCTGGTGAATACTTACTCATGAGTGGCGGGACCATGGTGGTGGATTATGCGGCTCAAGTTCGTCCTCTATCTTTTGCAAGAAGGACTTCATCCAGGGTTGCCAAACTTCTGGATGTCGGTTGTACATGCTCCTAGCAAGGAGAGTGCCTCGGACCAGGAGTAGTTCTCTGTACGTCAGCTTCATTCCAATTCTTCACTAAGTTAGTGATGGTATTGTTGTACATAAAGTTTTGACGCAGCAGCATTGTGCACAGGTTTATTAGATCTTGCTTTGAAGCATTGTCTGCAGCATCACCAAACTTGCGTAGCTGAAACTGCTGCTCCAATGTGAGATCTAAAACTGGGTAAGGGATCATGGTGTGTAGGGGATAGGCAGCTGCGTGGATGAATCCCAATCAGACGCTTGAAGAATCCGAGCTAGCCGTAGATTGCGCAATGCGTCTTCTTCTGTTTGCTGAGCTTGAGCGTATGTCTTGAGGACGGCCGGCCAATAGTCGCCGTCTTTGACAGAATTCAAGATGGCTTCTGCTTTCTTCGGACCAACCCCAGGGCAACCTGAATAGCCATCGGTCTGGTCACCAGTAAGGCATTGCTCATAGAGTCTCCTTCGAGCCTCTTCGGGGCTCTGGGTAAACTCCCTCTTCAGGTTGAAGAGCCTGCAAGGTATCTGTTCCATATCCTTGTCTGGACTAACAAGGACAAAGTTTTTAAGCTTGCCATTTGTAGCAAGGATTCCACAAACATCGTCTGCTTCTAAGCCAGGCTTCATCACAGACTTGAAATTGGATAGACCCCAGTTCTTAAGTCGTAAGTAACCACAGGGCTTTCGCTTGGTGCGATTGCCCTTGTAAGCAGGGTCAATTGTCTTTCGAAAATTGTGCTTGTCTGTAAAGGTTAAGATTAGTTCGTTGGTTTCGAACCGCTCCTTGAGGCGCTTAAGTTCATTTTGAACAATCTTCTGTGCCTCTACAAAGTTGCCAATGACGATTGAAAGCTCTTGGTCAAAGTCGAGCTCTTCTTCGACGGCTGACGCTGCTCTGTAAAAGAAATAGTCAGCATCAATCAGAAGGGTTGTCACTGTGTTTAGTGTTATTGAGAAGGTAAAGCAAAGCCTTGGACAGGATCACTGGGTCGTCGTGAAGGAGCCCAACGCCTGAATTGCAGGATCTGCAGATGTAGCCACGAAACGACTCCCCATTGTGGCAATGGTCGAGTACCCATTTCTGGGTATGGACACCACATATAGGGCAGTCGCCTGGCGGTGGTACTGGGTGTTGTGTTTTTAGTGATGTTCGAATCTGATGCTGTAGTCGGTGGCAGGCCTTACATCTGTTTCTCGTAGCGCGATGGTGGCCATCAGCTTTGACAAACTCTGATTCCGACTTCCACTCCCCACAATGTTTGCACTGCTTAGTGGCAGTCCGCCCATGACTTTCCGATCTTAAATTCGGAATCCAGTCGGCACCTAAAAGAGAGAGCTGACTCAACGTCTTTCATGGCTGCAGTGATTAGAAATGCGGCTTGTTCTGCTTGCTCTGGGGCAACAGAGATCTGCATTTCATCGTGTACAAAGGCAAGGGGCCAGTAGCAGATGCCTGCTTCCTTGAGTAGTTCGTTTGCACGAATCACCCAGTTCTTGCAAATGATTGCCCCAGCTGATTGCAACAGGTAATTCAAAGCAGCATGCTTTTTACCCTGCAATTGGATCGGACGACCATCGAGTGCCTTAAGCACATCAGATTCAGCCCGTTGGGAGACTGCTTCTGATAGCTGAGCAAAGCCTGTGAGGCCAGTCATGACGCGCTGGCGGATCTCTTTGCCTTTGGCAACCGCCTTGTCTTTGCTGGCGCCAGCCGTGAGGCCTAGCCGAAGGTTTCCCCCGCCGTAGATCAAACAGTAAGTACAGGATTTGCCTGTCTTTCTATCTGTCCCGTAGATTTCTGCTAGGGCCGTGTGGATGTCCCCGTTGACCACTTCCTCGCCAAACTGTGGATTCCAGCGATGGAGGTAATGGGCAAGGCAGCGCAGCTCCAAGCCAGAAGCATCAGCGCCAACTTGCAGCCGATCATTCCCCGGATGGAATAATTCTCGGTATTCATGATCAGATGGAACCTGTGCGATGTTTGGACCCATGTGGGCCTGACGGCCCGTGTTCGTGTTCAGGATGCAGCTGTGATGAATGCGCCCATCTCTGCCAACCTTTTTAAGCCAAGCGTTCTTGCCTTCACTGATCTGCCCCAGATGTTTCTGTAGCGTCAGGATGCGAGCAAACTTCTTGGATTCATCTGTGTTGAGCTCGAGAAGAATGTCCTCATCAATCTTTGGAATACCGGTTTCGGTTTTCTCAAGCGGCTCCCATCCACGAAACATCTGAAATGCCGTAGCAATATGCTGTCGGCTTGTGGGATTGAACTCCCGAAGTCTCGTAAATGGAACACCCTTGTGATACCCACGAGGACCGTTATTCACAGCAGGTGTGAACTCACCGCCACTCACATAAGGGAATGTGGTTCGCATCTCGTCTGAGAGCTGTTCGAGTTCACCCTGCAGTTTCCACGTCAACTGCTCGGCTTTCTTGGTATCAAACGGAAAGCCCTCTCGCTCTTGCCATGCCATCAGCTTGGCAACCTTGTGCTCGGTGTCTATACATTGTCTATACTTGGAAAGCTTGGGCTCAAAGAACTTCGCCAAAGCCGTCGATACTTCAACGTCTTTAACGCAGTACTCAAGCATCTCTGGGCTGTAGTTAGACCAATCCCCATCAAGCTGTTTGCCGTACTGGGATTTGTACACACCAAGCCTGTAGCCCCAGGCCTCGAGCGAGTGCCTACCCCAAAGCTGTGCAGGCATGTTGGGGGGATTCTCGCTCTTGTCCTTCAGCAGCATGTGCATAAAGAACAAACGAGACAAAATCAGGGTGTCATACACCTGCCCCTGGGGCTCAAAGAAGGGATAAACTTCTCGAATAGCCTCGAAGTCATACCCAATAATGTTGTGCCCCCACAGTTCATCAGCTTCGGCCAGGATGTTAAGCCCTGTAGTCACTGATTCCTGGAGTCCAGTATCGTCATAGCGACGGACCTCACCGGTATCCAGATCTTGCGTTACTAAGCAATGAACAACAGAAAGCTGACGCAATAAGCCGTCTGTCTCAACGTCGAATACGAGCCTCATCGTTTAGAAATTGCAGTGAGTGCCTGATACCACCAACGCTGTGTTAATGCAGAACTACCTACCTTCCGAGACAGCTCATTGCTATCTGCATCCATAATCAGCACTGTCGGGTACAGCTCTAATTCATAGGCTGCAACCAGTGCAGGAGCATTCTCCTTCTGGATCACGGATACGTAGTGCTCGTAGTCTGGATGTTGATCCAGCACGATCTGAAGGGCATTGGCTGCCATGTCACATGGGCCGCAGCCTTGCTTCTTAAAGAAGACAAGCCGAGCGGGCTTAGAAGTCGTCATAGCCAGTGGATGTTGCAGGTGGTGGTTGGGTTGACTCAGTAAGTCGACCAGTCTTGAGGTCGTAAACCAACGTTCCAGCTGGTCCGGTTTGACCGTTAAATCTGTTCTTAAGTACTTTCATCTCACTGAAACAATCGCCAGATGAGATGTTGCGAAGCACGCAGACGACGATGTCGGACAGTTGGGCTATGGAGTGAGAGCCCCTGAGGTGTCCTAATGACACATCGGCCCCATCCTCGTGCGCCTTGTCGTTGGTGGTGCGCCGGAGATGACTGATCAACACCATGCCGATCCTTGTCTCTTCAACAAAAGATCGCAGCTTTGTCATCGTCAAATCCAGCATTCGACGCTCGTCATTTGCTGCATTCCCTGACAGCAGAATCGATAGGTGATCCAAGATGATCCATTGCACCCCCTTGGCTTTCACCATGAAGCGAATGTCATTTAGGATCACGTCAGGATCTACGCTGCCAAACCCATCTCGTAAGAAAACGCGACCAGATCCAACAGAATGATCAAAAGCACTGCGGAGATCAGATGGCTCGATTTCATTGGATAAATGTAGGGGTTTGTTGGCTTTAACCGTCATCAAGCGCAAGGCGGTGCGCTGGATGGATTCTTCAAGGGCGATGTAGCCCACACTGAAACCTTGATCGACTAATGACATGGCGATTTCACCGCATAGGGTGCTCTTCCCCGCGCCAGAACCGGCCGTGATTGTCACCAACTCGCCCAGCCGCAACCCCGAAGTGAGGTTGTTTAACCCCGGATAGGGGTAGTCGGCATCTTTGCCGTGCAATGGCGAGCTGACCAGATCAAACAGGTCCTTGCCATCGATGATGGCTTGAGGCATGTAGGCCTTTCGGTTGAAGTAGGCCTGCCGAATGGCATCACTGTCACCGGCCACCAGGGCCTCGGAAGCATCCTTGTAGTTCCCTAAAGGAGCGATGAACACACGGTCAGCTGGGAACAGAGCAGCACATTCGGCCGTAGCCCTCTGCCCGCTTTCGTCCTGGTCCAGCATGAGCACGATTTCATCGAAGCCCAGCAGCCACTTCAGTTGGTGCTTGAGGTCCTTAGCGGCAGCGTTGGCACCGTTGGGTACGGAGCAGACTGGCCAGTTTGGTCTGACCTGCCAGACGCTCAAGCAGTCCATTTCCCCCTCGGTGATGACAATGGTTTTGCCAGAGCCAAAGAGGTGCTGTCCAAACAGCTGGTGGTCCGTGTTGCTGCCTACCCATTTGAAACTCTTCTCACGCCCACGTTCCTTGTAACCCACCAAAACTTTGTTGTCGTCGTAGTAGGGGAACCGAACGGCATTGCCGGGGTCGATGCGGACGTTGAATTTCCTACAGGTTTCTTCGTGAAGCTTGCGGTTTTTAATTGGCCCAAATTCGCCTTCGTAGTTCACGGTGCGGTGCGGCTTGTTAGAAGGAAGGGCCTGCCCATCCCCACGTTGGTAGTACCCACAGGCAAAGCAGTAGGCACCACCATCCGTGTAACGCGCTAAAGCGTCAGAGGATGGGCAGTTAGGACAGGGCTCATGCCGTATAAACTCCGCCCCCTCAGAGGAGGAAGTCATCGGCAATCTCGATGTAATCGCGCATCACATCAATGATGTGGGCGAAGGGATAGCCCTCCAGCTCAAACTGCTCAACCAGAGCATCGATGCGCTGAAACAAAAGGTCTTTGCTGTTGTCTTCAGTCATTGACCAGCTCCTTGACAATGGCGTTCAGTTCAATCGCGAAATCTTCGTAGCGGCAGGCGGCTGCGTCGTGGTAGTTGATCCAGCTGGTGAGAGCACTGATCAACCCTGCAAGCACATTGGCCTTGTTGCCGTCATCATCACCAACGTCGGCGAGGACATCGGAGAACTGCTCGTCGTAGTACTCAACCGAGCCGTACTCAGGAGCTTTGGTGCTGGGGGTGTAAGAGGAGGTCATGTAAGCCAGGTAGGTGGAATGTCGGGAAAGATGCACCATGGAAATCCGTGTCGATCACACCAATCCCCATACGTGCTTTTGCTTGATTTAGTAAGCGTGTTATTACGCTGGAATATGAAACGTATATCTAAGTGCGGATGTTGAGCCTTGACAGCCAGCATCTTCCTCCGATCAGAGGGCTTAAAGAATCCCTTGCATTCGAGAATGATGTCGTTCTTGAGGAAGAAATCTGGCGTGTACTTTGACTCGGTTACATACGCGAACTTCTGTGCCTCATAGAGGTAGGGCACATTTGACTTATCGAAGTATTTAGAAACACGCTCCTCCAGGCCGGAGCGCAAATTCACTAGAAGTCGTAGTCGCCGTTATCAAGTTCAGGTTCAGCCTGAGAAACCCGCACTTGCGGACTCGAGGCTTTGTATCCATCGATGGGGGTTGCAGCAGCAAAGAGGGCTGCCACGTCATCCCCCTCCAGGGCACCGGAATCCATCACGTCTCCAGTGTTCAGCTCAATCACCTGCACCCCCACCACCACGAGCTTGGTGCCCAGCGAGGGTTTGGTGTAAGGGCTTTGCTGCGCGATGATCCGCACCTTGGTGCCTTTGCGAATCGAGGCCAGGACATCCTTCTCAAGGGGAGTCCCCTCCGTGTCGACAAAGACCACGGCAGCACGCCCGGTCTCGCCGAGATAGGAGTACTTGACCAGCCCCTCCTCATCCCATTTGGGTTTGTTGATGTTGACCCGCGATGGGTTCGGGACCTTGGTCTTGGCCCAGCTCAACAGCTCTTCGCGGTCTTGCTCGCATTGACGCAGGATGTCAGCTGGCAGTTTGAACGCAAACGTGCAGTTGTTCCATTGCCCACCCGGTTCATCGACCTTGATGTAACCCGTGAGCGCAGTGTTGAAGATGTAGCGGTTTGCCATGAAAGTTGTGGTGGTGGATTAGCGGCCTTGGCCCTTGTAGGCCTTGCGTCCTTTCTTCGGGAGCGAATTTCTCCCGGCGCCTTGATGTGATTTTTTCGGTGGACCTGGAGTCCAGAGGACCTTTTGTACGGTCTTAGTTGTCGTCTTCTTCTTCATAGAAGGGAGACTTGAAACGAGTTGGGTTTGGGTAGAATGTCGGGATATTCATGAGGTCTTCCTCAAGCTCATCAATTGCTTGAAGTAAGTCCTCGGTTGTGTATGTTCCAGGTACGAGATTTTTCACAGGTCGTACATGCGGTGCATGGCGATCCATTCCTCGTACTCTTCTTCTGGCATCTCCGGCATCAGCGGATCGCCAAATGCGAGGAAGTTGCTGTAGCTCTCAGGGTCAAGAGCCTCGATTTCCTCTTGCGTTAGATCCCGTGGGTACATCTTTGGTTTAGTGAGATCGAGAAGAACCCAATGAAAAAGGGGCCTTTCAGCCCCCTTCGTCAGTTGAGTTTGATGAGTGGGATTCGAACTCCTAAGAACCTGAAACTAGCGCGTCTACCAATTCCGCCACATCCGCAGTGGCATCTCGGGCTTCCCCGAGCGGCTCACAGAACGTAGCAGACCGGCGAAACGGCCCGTTTTCACGGACCGCTAGTCGCGCTAGACCCGGCTCAGAGCGAACTAATCGCGCTCTTGCAGGCCTCATCAGTGGCCTTTACATAACGTAACGATGTCTCGACATCGGCATGCCCCATCAGCTCCATGATCGTGCGGGGGTGGGTGGTCTCCCCCAGCCAGGTGCCGAAGCTGTGGCGCAGGCTGTGCCAGACATAGTCCTCCCCATAGCCGCAGAAGTCGCGAACCTTCTTGAACGCTCGGTAGAGCTGATCTTTGTTGGACCAGTCGTCTTGAAACAAGTACGGCTGCTCTAAACGGTTCTTGACAACGGGATGCAGCAGCTGGTGCAGCGGCACCGCCCGCACATTGCGGCCCTTGGTCTCCCGGCCTGGCTTGCCCCCAATCCACACCACGTTGGCGGAGAAGTCGAGGTCTTCTGCTTTGAGCTTGAGCAGCTCGCCCTGGCGCACGCCTGTATAGGCGCTGAACACCAAGGCATCGGCCAGGTCCTGCCGGTCAAACACATCAACGGCCACAAAGGCCATGCGGGCCACTTGGTCCTTGCTGAAGTAGGTCAGGCGGTGCTGACCCTCCTTGAGCCGGTCCACCCTTGGCCAAATGACATTGTGTTCTTCCGCCTTGAGCGTCCACTTGATGGCGGTCGATCCAACGGAGAGAATCCTGTTGATGGTTGAGTTGGAGCGGCGTTGATCCTGGAGCTCCGAGATGAACTCGTGCCACCAGGCCACCTTCCCCATTCTGCTGAGTGGGAGTGATCGGCCACAGTATTTGGTGATGTGACCGGCATTGATTGCGTTGGTCTTGGCGGAGGGCAGCCGCTTCCACTTGGTTTTCCAGGTGTAGTCAAAGGCTTGTCCCCAGGTGTAGCTGCTCATGCATCGTCCCCCGAACTAATGAAGTCGCGGGCCTGGGCTTCAAAGGAAGCGATGCTCATCGACATGTGCTGTTCAATTAAGTTGGCGAATTGCTGGCCTTTGGGTGTAAGGAAGCATCGGAACTTCTTGTAATCAGCAGCGTCTCTTTCCCTCCTCACCAATTTGAGACCTTGTCGGTGCTCCAGTCGGTGATGGCTCCCCAGCCAACTAACGTTGCGGCTGACGGCGGAGGCGGAGAGCTTGGTGAAAGCCACCACCTCCTCCTGTAAACAACCGTCGTGGCTGGCGATATAGAAGAAGCACGACGCCAGCTGCAATGGAAACTCCTTCTCGCCCGTAGAGCGGAGGATCTCCATGATCAGGTAGCAGCGGTAACAGGCCTCCGAGGTCAGCTTCACGAGCTCATCCCAAGCTGATGCAAAGAGATTAGCAAGCTCATCCACGGGTGGAGGCTTATGCAGGGAATGCATAGGTTAATGTAACACACAACCCCAACTTTAGTTGCATTAGTGGGATCGTGTCAAGGGAGGGGGTCCTCCGAAGTCCACGTCCCACTGCCAGCACTCCTCCAGGTAGTCCCCAACCTTGGCCAGGGCTCGTGCCTTGTCGTGTTGGTTGCCGTCCACGTAGTTGTGGATGCGCTCGACAAGGGTCATGTTTTCATGGTCGGTAAACATGATGCGGCTTGTTAGCTGTGTTTAGTGGGATCAACAGAAGAAGTAAACACTGCTCCTGCAGTGCGTTAGATCCAGGTCACCAATCACCATCCCCTCCGGCACCTCGGCGTCGAGGATTTCGGCAAGTTTAAGCAATGGTTTGGTTTCGTAGATCTTAACGAACTCATCACGGATCACCTCAGACATGTAGTCCATGTCGGTGGCGGTCGTGAGGATAGAGTCGTGGATCAGCATGAACGGCTGGTCATAACCAGCAAAGCTGTTGTGGAGTAGAGCAGCATCGGCGCTGTGGATAAAGTTGGGAGCTGTCGCGTGGCAGTGCTTGCTGATGTCGGCTTCGCCGAAACCATTGCCTACACTGCTGGAAATGACATCTCCCAACAACTGAGTACGGACTTTGACCATGTTCAGCTTTCGCTTATCCTGTCGGACAGGAAAGCCTGATGGCGAGATCCAAATCAGCTCTTCTTTACCACTTAAGATAAACTCACGCACGCTCTGCTTAATCCACTCCATCACAGCGATGGGACCTGGAATCACCTGAGCCAACGCTTGCAGCATCGTTCTGGTGAAGATCGACAGCTCCTCAGCGGTGGGCTTGCGGTTGCGCCCGGTCTCCCGT